TCGCGTAGCGAGACAGACGGATCGACCCCAGGTTGTGGTGCAACCTGTCCTTGAGGTCGGTCCATCCCTGCTGACCCGCAGTCGGGAGGGGACCACCTTCGACGATGGCTCCCAGCCCCTCGTTACGGGCCATGTGAGCGGGTAGCACCCACTCACGGCCAGCGAACTGGACGCCCTCACTCTCGCGAGTGAAGCCGCGCCAGTCGTACTTCTGGCCTTGACCTTCCGCTCCCGATGACGACATGACCCCTCCTGGGTCCTGGTCATCGTCGGCAGCAAACATGAGAACGCAACGCTGGTTGAGCTGCTCCCTGATCGGAGTCAGGTAGTACTCCTTGAGAATAGCGTCAGCGTTCGCAGTTGTCTGCGCCACTGGTTGCTCCTATCAGCTGCCTTGAGCCGCAGCGTTCTGAGCGAGGAACTGCTGAGCGCCCAAACTCGCTTCACGGAAGGCATCTCCGCCACGTGGGCGGAGTCCTTCCTTAGGCGCTTGAGGGGTTTCTCCCCGGATAGTCGGCGAGCGGCTACCGTTTGCATTGTTAGTCGTGAAGTCCTTCAAGAACCCGTCCCTCAGACCAGTGAAGCTCTGGGCCGCCATGGTGATATCGCCCTTGTGGACGATCAGGGCGGCCACTATCTGCTCATCGTTGACGAGTTCGTCGGGAACCCCCGACGCCCTCAAGTTGTCCCTAATGGTCGTCTTCGCCTCCGTCAAGAGCGCCTCTTGCTGGCGCGACTCATCGGCGGCAGCTCGCTCGGACTCAGCTTGCTGCTGTTGATTGATGTACTGCATGACCGACTGTTGGTCAGTCATCATCTGCTGAGCCCACGGAGGTACGTCCCCCATGTCCATCTGAGCCTCCGGACCTTGAGCGGCTAGGAGCCCTTGTATCTGGTCGACTGAGAACTGGGGGTTCTGGATCAGGCCTTCATCCTGTAATGACTGTGCCAGCCCCAACCACGTAGCCACAGGGTCTGTGGAGTAGTTGTTCAGGAATGTGAGAAGGTTCTGGACTTGGTCAGGGGTGACCTGATCCATCAGACCTTTGTAAGGCGAGTACTGCTGCTCCATTCTCGTCACGTGGCCAAGCACGTTGGTCAGGTGAGGTTGCAGGAGCTCTCGCTGATTCTCGGGGACGTTGGGGAACAAGCCCCAATTGAAGGAACTACCCTGTTGCCCCTGGGAGCCTGTAGACTGCTGACCTTGCCCAGCTTGCCCTTGACCACTGGCCGGTGGTTGAGCAGCGGGTGGTGTCCCTTGGGCCGGTGCGGCAACTGATGCTTCCATTTTCTCTCCTCCTGCGGGTTGTACCTAGCGGCCTTGACCCTTTAGGCGGTTCTTGGTTTTTTCGGTCTGTAGCGCTTCGCCCTTGGACCCTGACTTTGAGAAGTGCCCCTTAGACGCGAAGTTTGCCAGTGCTGCCTTCTTCGCGCCGCCAAATGTGGTGGGGGCAGTAGCCGGACCTTCCGACGATTCTGTGCCTCCTGAAAGATCCGGCCCCCCCAGTCCACCCCCCGGTCCGCCTGGCGGCATCGCGCCCCCCGGAGTGTTCAGGCCACTCGACATATCCTGCTGGTCGTTCTGGCCGAGGACTTTGGAAAGGTCATCTGTCATCTGGAGCATCGCGTTGACTGCTCGCTGGATGGCCGGCTCGGGCTCGTTCTGCATGATCTGAGCCAGCAAGCCCTGTACCTGTTGGAGGATCTGGGAGCTCTGACCAGGCGGCGGCATACCACCACCGAGTCCTCCTCCTAGGCCACCCCCGCCTGCGGTCGGGTCAGCGGGCGGAGCAGAGATGCCCATCAGATCTGCCCCCTGCCCCAGCCTTGAAGGGGCTCAAGGGTCGTCAGCTCATCGACGGGGACGACCAGCAGATCCGACCGACCATCTCGGGTCTGCACGATGTAGGACTCGACCTCGGCGAAGGGCGCCTCGGCTGTGCCCGAGTTAGCGATCAGTTCCTGGACCGCATCCGAGTACTGAGCGGCCTGGACGAAGGCCATACGCCCGGCCTCGTCGTTGGGCGGGAGGATCTGCACCCGCTGGCCGGGGTAGAGTCGATGGAAGCGGCCCTCTGACTCGCCCTTCGCGCCCTTCTTGGCGCGGTCGTATGCTTCCTGCCCCATCGCCTTCCCAGCCTTGGCAAGTCGCTTGCCAGCTGCTGAGTCCCCGCCCGTCGGGGAGATGAAGGCCTGTGGCCTCTGTTCTGGAACGACCTGAGGCTCTCCCGGTGACTGAGCCGACGCCGCCTCGGCCTCTGCTTTGAGGAAGTCATTTCCCTCCGACGGCACCTCGTCTGGGGACACCTCCTCCTGGGACATTTCATCCTGCGGTGGGTCTTTGGCCTTAGCCGGCATGCGGATCCCTTCGGTAGTTGGGCGGATTATACGCTATTGAGGCGTAGCCTCAAGGAGAGTTCTGGGAGACGTAGCCGAAGAGAATTGCCCGGGAGGCCCTTGCGGCACGTTCTGCCCATTTGCACCGGCTGGGACACTAGAACCAGGTGGCGCTGCCCCGTTCTGAGACGGAGGTGCGGCGGGCTGAGCGGCGGCTTGCTGTTGGATCTCCTCGTAATAGGTGTGTTCCTCGTCGTGTTGCTCGAACAGCTGCTGGACGTTCTCGCCCAGAGCGGAGTAGTCCGCGCTCTTCATGTAGTTCCTGTGAACATAGTGATGGGCGGGATGGTTGTACCACTCCTTGACCCCAGGATCACGCCCGTTCATCAAGATGTGGTTCTCACGCTCTGCCTGGTCGAGGTCAACCTCCCACTCGTCGGGTTCCCCCTCAGACAGTTCCAGCATCTGCCTCACCTTCCGTGGGTCCTGTTCCAGTTTGCGGTCCCACAGGTCCAAGATGTATTGCTGCTTCGCAGCCTTAGACCGTGGTAGCGCTGAGCCCGCCTGTACCACCACTGCCGCGCATCCGTCGAGCATGGATCCGAAGAAGTCGAAGACCTCATCGTCCGAATGCTTCTTGTAGATACGGACGACTCGGGGGGTGGTGTACTTCTCGGCGATGAGTTTGAGAATGTGGTTGCACACACTCTCCATGGTTTCCTCAAACTCCTGGACAGTAACGCCAAGCCTGGTGTCATCCTCCTCCTGAAGGTAAGCAATAGCCACCCCAGACCTAGCGCCGGCAGGAACACGTCCCTGCGAGGTTTCACCCTGCCCTCCAATCTCAAGGATGTGTTCTTTCAACATGCCGATCAAGTCGCTCACGTACTTCGGCATCTCCGGCATCTCAATCGGCTTGGGCTCTGGCACGTTCGGCATGTAGTTGAACTCGATGCGAGCGCCAGGTTTGTTCTGGATCTCTTTCGTGATCTGCAGCTGCTTCGCGATGAGCCAGGGAGGGTTAGCCATCAAGTTGCGATTTTCCATCATCTGGGACTCAGTCTTGGACAGTTCCAACACGGCGCCCTTGATCTGAGGGATGATGGATAACGAGTACTGAGACATCGGGAACGGGACGTGGCCCATCATGTGAACGGGCAGCTCCCCATGACTGTAGTCCAGTGCAGTCTTCTCCAAGATGCCATCCTTGTTGAAGACTAGACACAGGCCATTGGGGAACTTCGGGTGGCCCGGTATGATCCACATAGTATGGATCTGCGAGAGCTTCTGCACGTGGACAGGACGTGTGGCCAGTTTGCCAGTCAGATCGAACCGTCCCATGAGCCGCTGCTCGATGATGTTGGGCAATGCGTTGGGGTCAGGACTAACGTGCTTGTTCCACCGGCGATAGACCTCGTCAACGTCGTAGACTTCGGTGTAGATGCACCACGAGGCGTCCTCGATGAACATCTGGCTGAAGTCCCATATGATCTGGAACGGAGACACCGGCCTGATGATCAGCTCCCCCTGGGGGATCTTCTTGTAGTTCGGCTTGGTCCCATCTTGGTCCAGTTGCTGCTTGTAGGCCTCGATGACCTGTGGGTCGAAGATCGGGTTGCCCGCTTGGTCACACAGAACCTCGATCTCCCCCATCTTCGTTTTGTCGTAGTCGACGAGAATGCCGCCCAGCCCGCAGGTCAGAACCCACACGAGCATGCGGCGCCTCACGCGCGCCATGTGGAACTCACGTTCCACGTAGTTGTTCATCACCTTGTCCCCGACCTTCGCGGAATTCAGGTCGCTCTGGTCGGAAGAGCGAGCCATCACGTCCGTTATGGGTCGGTTCTTAGTGAGTTTAGCAAGCTCGGTCCGAACAACTGGCTGAGCAAGATTGATGGGGACACGCACTCGGTGGTCGGGTCGTCGGACAGGTTCCACAAGTCGCCTCTTGTGAATGTCCCACTCAACCCACAGATCACCCATGAACACTGCGAGGGACTCCCACCATACCCCTTCCCAGTGACGACGACGGCCCAGTCCTTCTTTGAGGAGGGCCATTGCCCATCCATGTAGTTTCTGGTCATCTGCACCCTTTGGTGGACCGAGTGTTACGGGATCAGCGTCAAGTAGGGACATTAGTCCTCCAAACTCTGGGAGCGCTCGACGTGAGGCCCGAGGACGTTACCCCACGGAGCGCTCCCAGCGATGGGCACCCACGATCACCCATCAAGACGTTTGCGGGGCTCCCACTGCCCCAGAGGGTCCGCCGGCGATGGACTGGAGTGCCGCCAGCTGGAGTCTCATCTGAATCGCCGCTCGCTGGTCGGGCGGAGTGCCGGGATCCTGGAGTATCTGAACCATCTGCTGGATCGCAGCGGGGTCCTGAGACAACTCGGAGCCCGACCCGACCATTTGAGCGAGATTGACGTTCGATACACCGGCTGTGCCGGCAGGGGTAGCTGTCTGGGCGCCCGTAGGAGCTGCTGCGGCGCTCCCAGCCGGCAGTGCGTCAGTAGGCGCGCCCATCTGCGGGGTCGTCCCAGCAGGCGCCCCTGTGGCTGCCCCTGGTTGAGAGTTCATGGCGGCCTGCAACAACATTCGTGGATCTATCTGGGCCACGTCACTTCCTCCCCTTCATACGGGCCAGTGCCGCGTCTCGAATTTGATCTTTCTTGTTCTTGTACTTGGGCAATGGCCCGGGATTGTCGAAATGGTGCTTCTTCACCCAAGCTGGCCCCTTCGTGGCGTAGAGGAATCTGCGCTGCTGCTGGCTCTGTGCAGGCATTAGCCCCAGGACCTCGCGTTCTTGGCGAACTGGAGCTTCTTACGCATGGCCTCACTGGGGTTACCCGCGAGGCGCTTGTCGATAGTGGACACAGGGATCTTGCTGCCCTGGGGAATGTTCAGCGCGGAGTGAAGCGAGCC